GTCGGTCGACGGCGCACGCACAAGACCTCGACACCGGCGGCGGCAGCGGCACTGACGCGGACCTGGATCTCGGCACGCTCGTCAACACGCACGTCATCACCGAGGTCGGCAACATCGCGTTTAACCCGTGGAGTGAAGACTACTGGGGCGGCTGGGAGCCCTTCTCGCAGCTCTGGGATTTCGCCGTCGGCCTCTTCGGTGGCAGCCACCTCTCGCCGGGGGAGCAATGGCGCAAGGACCAACTGCAGGCGATGTACGACCGGCAGTTGTCGGATTACTTAGCGGCGCAGGAATACATGCGCACGCAATGGTGGGTGGACGACCCGGCGAGCGCGTTCTTTACCGGGCCGGAAGCCGGGCCGATCCTCGGGGCGCTCAACACGGCGATGGCCAACGCAACGGGCGCGCCGCCGCCGGAACACTCGGGCATCGACACGACCATCCACGTCCTCTCTGCCTTCAAGAACATCGGCGTCGGCCTGGGCCTCGCGCTGTTCGGTGCCAGCCCGCCGATCAACCAGGCCAACTTGGCCGTCTGGCGCGAGTTCAGCAATCAGATCCGCATGGGGGCGATCGGCGTCAGCATCGCCTATGGCTTCGTCGGCCTGAACATCAGCATCACGGGCCCCGGGCTGGTGCTACTCGGCTTCGGTCTGATCGCCTTCTCGATCGCCTACGAGTTGTTTCCGCTGATCCGCGATGCCCTTACGCCGCACAGCGGGCCGGGCGCTGATGGCCTCTTGGAGTCAGGGCCGATCGAGGCGGCGGCATTACCGTACCCAGACCCCGTCAACGCTGGAGCCGTGAACCTGTTGGAAGACGTAACGATGAGCAAGGAGGTCTTCGACAACAACCCGCACTACTGGATCGAAGGCTTGGGGCCGGGGAGTCAGATTTACGGCGGGTACGACATCGGGGAGCCGCCCCTCAACGATAACCCCACGTCAGAGATGAATCAGTACGCGCGGGACTGGGAGTTTACGTGGGGCTGCATCTGTCTCGGAGGGTGAGTGCCATGGAACACGTGAAGCGGTTGTGGTGGCCGTTGGTGATCGCCAGCGTCGGCAGTTGGGCGTGGGCGGGGCTGTGTCTCTGGGTCGGCACGCCGACGTGGGTGCCGATCATTCTGCTCACGATCGCGGCCATTAATGGTCTCTCGCTCGCCGTCGTGGGGCTGGTCTGGTGGGCCTTGAGTATTCGACAGGCGTGGCGCGAAGGCTGGCGCCGGGTATGACGGACACGCGCGTGGAAGACCTGGAGCGCGAGCTGCGCATCGTGCGCCGTGGCATGCGCGGGACGTGGTGGCAGTGGCTCATCATCGCCGTCGTGGGGCTGGCCGTCTTCTTCACGGTGGTGGGGTCCATCGTCACGCTGTACGGCTGCAAGCCCGGTCCGACCTATCGCTTCCGGAGCATGTAGGGTCGATGGCGTATCGGTGCGTGAACCCGCAGTGCCCGCGGTATCGCCTCGCAGTGCCGCAACCTCGTGGCGAGGCGGTCTGTGCGCGCTGCGGGCGCGCGCTGCAGAAAGCCTAAGGTCACGAGACATCTGCGCCGCATAGCCTAAACGCAGCGTGCTACGATCATCGCTCTCGAGGGGGGCGCGATGAGACTCGACGACTACCATCGGATCGCGCGGCAGGTGAAGGCGGCCGCGAAGACCTGCGCGTGGTGCCGCACGCATCCCGGCGAGACGCACTTCGATGCGCATGGCTATCCGCTCTACGATTTGCAGCACCACGCTGGCCGCTACGTCTCGGCGGCGGAGTCGGATCGGATTAGCCGCGACGGGCCGTGAGCCCGACGCAGCGCTCGCTGAAATTCCTGCGCGAGCTCGGCGCCATGGCCGAGGTGGTCGAGAAGCGCATCCCGCGCGTCCACATCACGAAGGATCTGTACGGGCTATTTGATGTCCTGGCGGTCGATGACCTGCCGGGCTGTCTCGGCGTGCAAACGACCACGATGAGCAATCAGGCCGCCCGCGTCGCGAAGATCCAGAGCCCCGAGCTGCGGAAGAACGTCGAGAAGTGGCTGGCCGCGGGCAACCGGATCTCGGTACATGGCTGGGGAAAGCAGGGCCCCCGCGGATCGAGAAAGTTGTGGACATGTACGGTCACCCCAGTTACTGCGGAGACATTACGTGTTGACGCTTGAACCCAAATTCTGGCAATACGTTGAACCAGAACCTAATTCTGGGTGTTGGTTGTGGCTGGGGTGCCGGAGCAGTGGATATGGCCAATTCGGCGTCACAGGCAGAATGCGACCTGCGCATCGAGTGGCATGGCAATTATGGCGCGGCCCTATACCACTCGGGCTGCAACTTGACCATCTGTGTCGTAACCGGGCGTGCGTCAATCCAAACCATCTTGAAATCGTGACGTGTCGGGACAATCTACTCCGAAGCCCGATAACATACGCGGCAGTCAATCGTTCAAAGACGGAGTGCTTTGCTGGTCACCCGTTTGATGGTGCCAATACTTATATACGCACCGATGGCGCCCGCGAATGTCGCGTATGCCGCAAAGATCGAAAACGGCTGCGCCGCGCCGAAAGAAAAGCCGGCCTGCCACGCATCGACCATCGCCTAAAAAATCGCGCGGTCGCCTAAAGAATAGCGCGGCCGCGCGCCCGTGACATCAGCCTAACGGCAGCGGCAGCTGCCCGAGCTTGCGGCCGCCCAGACCCGACACCTGCAGCAACAGGAAGATCACGATGATGAGCAGGACGACGCCGACGAGGAGCATGGCGGGCGTGCGCACCGGCTCGGGTAGGAAACTCGAGATCACCCAATGCGCGAGCCAACCGATCGCGAAGATGACGACGATCCAGAGCAACAGCGTCAGGACGCCTTCGATGGTCATTAGCACCCTCCCTCGTTAGTCCTCGGGTTCACACTGGATCACGACACGATGGGGGCCGAGCGTCCGCTCGACGCCCCACCGGAAGACGAGCTGCTCGCGCGGCGCGGCCCGCCGGCAGTAGAGGTAGATGAATTCCCCGACCGTCTCCCCGCGTTGGTCCCAGACCTTCACGGCGGTCAGATCGCGCGCGGTGCCCACGCTGGAGCAGGCGGGCAGGAACGCGCACGACATGAGCGCCCCGCTAGCAAGCCACCGCATGGCCCACCGCGCGCCAGGTAAAGACGCGATCCCCGGCCACGTTAGTGTCCGCCTTTAAACGCACCTTGGCAGCGATCATCTCGAGCAGGTACGTGCACTTGCCCGCGGGCAGCACGAAGTCCTGGCCCCCGGTCTGGAGGGTCCGAAAGTCAGGGTCGTCCAGCGCCGGCGTGACTTCGACGGTCACCGACTCGGGCAGGGCCATGGGCGAGTAGAGGTAGACGGCGAACGAGCGATAGACGGCGTTGTCGTGCAGGGTGAGCGCCTCGCTGGCGTCGGTCCCGCTCATGATCGTGATCGTCGCCCACCGGCTGTCGCTCATCCCCGCACCTCCGTCAAGATCCTGAGCCGCCCGCCGGGGCCGGGCACCGGCCCCCCGCCGCCGCCGGTGACGGTCATCGGCCGCGCCGAGTCTGCCTCAATGGCGATCCCGAGGACACGGGTTTTCCGAGCGGTGGCCAGCGTGAGCGCCACGTCCGTCTCGAGCACGGCCCCCAGCATCCGCATCTTCTGCACGCTGAAAGCTCGGGCGGTATCGAGCTCGCTCGGTTGCCCGAGGGTGAGGGACTTCCGGGCGGTGATCGGCTGAGCCGCATCCGTCTCTGCGGCTTGGCCCACCGTGACCGACTGCCCGCCGCCGGTGGTAAGGACGGTGATGGGCTGGGCGAGGTCCGTCTCGGTGACCTGGCTGAGCACGCGGGACTTCAGGCGGGCGAGCGGCTGCGCGGTTTCGGTCTCGGACGCTAAACCGAGAGATTTGCTTTTTAAGCGTCCTTGACTTTGCGCGAGATCGGTCTCGGTCGCCTGGCCGAGCGTGCGGCTCTTGGTATGGGAGAGCGCCTGGGCAACGTCGGTTTCCGAGGGTTGCCCCAGCGTGCGCGACTTGAGCCGGGTGAGGGGCTGAGCGGTATCGGTCTCCGAGACTTGGCCCAGCGTGCGCGACTTGAGCCGCGAGTGCGTTTGCGCGAGATCTGTTTCGGAGGGCTGGCCGAGGGTCCGGCTCTTGAGCCGGGCGATCGGCTGCGCCGTGTCGGTCTCGCTCGCCTGACCGACGGCGATCGACTGGCCGGCCGGGGCGACGTACTTGACGAGCTCGCGGTCGTAGACGCCGGCGTCGGCCAGCTCGACGTCCACGAACCCGGCATACCGCTCCGGATCAAAGACGCCGACGAGCTCGTTGGCCACGCAGGTTAGGCGGGGCCGCCTACCACCATGATCTGATCCGACCCTGCGATGGCGATGCCGAAGGCGACGACGGCCTGCTCGACGGCGGCACGAATGGTCGTCTTCGCCTGACCGGCCGACGCGCTCCGGGACATGTTGCAATTCCACTGGATCGGGCCGATCTGGTCCGTCTGCCCGGCGAAGACTTCCCCCTCGTAGCGGATGTCGGCTACTTGATTCGCGCCGAAGGTGACGACCTTCACGACGGCGAGCATATCCGGCATGGTGGGCTCCTCAGTCGATGGTGACGATCAGCTCGGGCGCGACGGTGGCGACGCCGAGCGTGACAAGACCGCCCGACGCAGTCGTGAGGCCGGTGAGCGCGCCGCCGCCGGTCGTCGTCAGGATGCGCCCCTGACTCTTGTCGCCGACCAGGCCGCCGGTGATGGTCGGCTGGGTCGTGGCCATGGCCGTCCGGAACGCGCCCCAGAGATGGGTCCCCGCGGGCACGAGCGTCGCGAGGCTCGAGCTGTTGCGGAGCATCCCGGTGCCGGTGAGGGCGCCCACCGTGCCGGTGGCGGCGAGCTTCGTCAGGGTCTGCGCCGATTTGCTCGGCGCCGTCGGCGTCGAGAAGATGCCCACCTCGGCCGTCTGGGCCCCCGCGCCCGCACTCGTCACGTGAAACTCCACATACGCGACGGTGATCGCCTGGGCCACGCGGCCCATGTACACGTAGTAGGCGGTCCCGGAGACCATCACGAAGGTGCCCTGCGCCACCTGCGAGAGCACCGACCGGAACGCGCGTTGCTGGTAATCCGATTCGACGTTGGTGATGAGCCGCCCGCTCGAGATATTGGTCAGCGTGTAGAAGCCGATGCCCTCGACAAACTCCAAGCAGTCGCCGGGCTGCAGCGTCACCTTATGCAGCTCGTAGACCGTGGCGTTGTCGTTGTACTGCACGGTCACATCGACCGCGATCGTGGCGTGCGCGTTGCGCGCGGTGAGCTGTTTCATATTGCGCACGGTGCTGGCGGCCGGCGCGGCCAGCACGTCGGTGGTCGTCGCCGTCGTAATGGTCGTCAGCTGCTTGCCGAGCCCGCTCACCGCAAACGTCGAGCTGCTCATGTCCGCGTACGAGATCACCACGTCGAGATCCGTCGTCGCCGAGGTGATGACCTGCAGCTTATCGTTGGTGTCGGTGAGCAGGATCATACGGTCAGATCCTCCAGCGACCCGATGGTGTAGCGCTGCTGCCACGGAGGCTTTTGCGGCATCTGCAGATAGCTCACGCGGCGGCCGTAGGTGGCCGGGATGTCCATCACGCGCAGGCTGTCGTAGACCGAATCAGCCGTGGTCGAGTCGTTGATGAGAATCCCCACTTTGCCCGCCGCCATGTAGGTCGCATCGCCGATCGAGCCCTTGAAGTTCCAGCCGACGCCGCTACCGAATTTGCCCCACACTTCGATCTGCACGCCGACGCGGATCACCGCGAGGCTTTCGGTGGCGATCAGCTCTTGGAGCGTCGACGGATCGATCGTCGCGGTGAGGATCTGCGTGTCGACGCCGACATCGCACCGCTGGATACGAAACTCGTCCGTCGACCCCGATCGAATGCGGCACTCGCCTCGATAGCCGTTCGGGGTGCCGGTGCCCAGCCCCGCCCCTTGCAGACCGAAGTAGAGACCGATGGAGCCGTTTCCGGCGGAGCCCTTGGTCGTCATGGTCAGCATCATGGCGAGGTTCGGCCCCCAGTTCTGATCGTTGCGCCAGCCGCTGTTGTCGGTATCGGGATTGGTCGCCATCACGGCGGCGCCGGTGGCTTGCAGCGGGTTGTGGCTACCCCCTAAGACCTGATCGGACCAATTCGCGCTCCCCAGACTGATCGGAATGCCGGTGTAGGTAAACGTATCGATCGGGGTCTGGGACTCCAAAAGATGGAGGAAGGAGACCGGGACCGGCATCAGCTCGCCCGGAAGAACCCCGCGGTATTGATGACGGCCGTGATGTCGGAGCCGTCCGGCGTCACGGCGAAGTCGTGCAGCGTCATCGGCACGATCGTCGAGTCGGCGCCAGCGGTCGGGTTGTAGCAGATGATGAGATCGGTCCAGTTGGTGCCCGCCGCGATCCCGGTCCACGTCTGGTCGGGGATGTCCAGATCGACGCGGTCGTTAGTGTCGTCGGGGGCGAACGCGGTGAGATCGGCCGCGGTCAACGTCTTACGCGCATAGCTCGCATTCGTTGCCTCGGCCGCGCCGCCCGAGCCGGGCAGCGACTGCGCCAAGGTGTCGAAGTCCCGAAACTGCGCGTCGGTTGTGGTGCCCGCCGCGATGGCCACGACGGTCAGGCGGGAGGTCGAGGGATCGCCCAGATCGACGCGGTTGTAGAGCTCGGCGACGCGCCCCTTCGCGATGTTGTAGACGATGTCCGCCATCGCTTACGTCTCCTGTTTACACGCAAAGAAGTTGTCCCGCCGATAGCCGCTCGGATTGTTCTGGTCCGGCGACGGCTCGTCGCGGTGATCCTCGTCGATGTGCGTCCGCGCCGCCGGTCCGTCGTCCAGTGCCCGATTGCAGTAGCAGCAGTAGTAGCCGGGCGGCAGCACGATCCGGTAGGTGAGGGTCTTGTTCTCGCCGCGGATGATGACCTTGCCGCGCTCCATCGTGAGCCATCCCTCGGCGATCCCCCCATCGAGTAAACGCGGAGAGAAGTTGTGCTCGGCGGCCGACTCGAGCACCGTCACGCCGCGGACCATGGGCGGATCGGTGAGGGGATGGTGGTACAGGCGCTTGAGCTTCATGCCTTGGCCGCCTCTTCCGCGGCCGCGGCGATGCGCTCGGCGCGCTCGCGGGTTTTCTGGGCGCGCCGCTCGGCGTCCTCGATCGCGTGACGCAGATCGGTCAGCGTGCGCGAGGCTTGCCCGGCCTCGGCATTGACTGCGGCCAGGCGCTTCCGCGCTTCGTCCAGCGCCTGCGTCGCGAGCTCCTGGCGATTGCGCGCTTGCGTCACCTGCTCCTCGATCTCTTTGACGAGGCGGTCGGCCTGCGACTTGGCTTCGCTGGCCGCGGCGTGCGCACGGCGCTCCCGCTCTTGCAGGCCCGCGATGTTGCGCTCGAGGGTCTGCTGGCGCTCTTCCTGCGTTTCGATCTGCTGGGCGCCGGCCTGCGCGGCTTTCAGGATGCGCTCGAGCGTGGGGCGCATCGATTCCAGCGAGGCGAGGGCGTTTCTATACTCCGCGGATTTCATAGGAATCCCCTATAGGGTCCGGACGGCGGCCGATGGACGCCGTGCTATGTTCAAGTCGAGAGGGGGGTGTCATGACATGGCGTGATGCGGGCAATCTCATTTCCTGGACTGGCATAGCGGCATATCTCGCGTGGGGCTCACCATGGCTCCCATTCGTCTTCATCATCCCGCTCGGGCTCTGGCTCCTCATCGCTCTCTCGGGCGAGCAACTCTAGTCTTCTGCCGATTCCGGCGCGGCGCCCATTGGGCCACGCGCCGCCTGCGCCGCCGTGGCCATGATCCGAGACCACGCGCCCGGCGTCCGCGCGACGGCGAGTAGATTGCGCACGAATTCCACTCCGAGAGCCGTGCCGGCAGCCCCGGCCAGCCCGGTGCCTGAGATAGCGCCCACTCCGCCCCCCACCGTGGCCAGCATGGCATTCCATGCGGTATTCGCGTTGGCGGGCGGCAACGAGCGAAACCGCGTCACAAAATCATCGATCAGCGCCATGCCTTCTGGCCCGATTTGCTTGGTGAGATCGGCCCGCTGCTTATGGATCGCCTGCGCAAATTTGCCGATATTCAGCACGTCCACATCGGCTGAGCCAATAGTGCGTTTAAAGGTGGCATCCGTAATCGCTTTCTCGATCGACTTCGCTCCCAGGGTTTGCTTGTAGGCTTCCGCCATGTCGCGCGCCGCCTGCGCACCCGGCCCGCCAGCCGCGGCCGCGTTCTCAAGATCTTGCACGATGCTGCCGTAAATCTGCTTGATGCGCGGCCAACCCTGCGCCGCTTTGCGACCGATGTCCTCGCGAATCGCCTCAAGGCCGCCAAGGGGCATCGTGCCGTCTGGATTCAGAAATTCGTTCAGATTCTTCATCGTGTCTTTGACGGCGCCCGCCTCCTCGGAGGTCGGCTTCACCAAGCGGTTGAGATTTGAAAACTTCGGGCTGGTCACGGTCTGCATGACCGTCGTCGCCGGTACGAGCTCCTCGGATGCTTGAGCGGCCTTTGCTCCAAACTCCGCGACGGCCCCTTCGGCTGGGGCCACTTCTTTAACCAGCCGCCTCCCCGATGCCTGCGCCCCCTCATGCGCTGCGGCAAACCGGCCAGGCAGAAGCCGCGTGACGGTGCGTTTAACCGCAGCGGGGATCGCCGTGGCTACGCTGAAGGCCGGCGGGATCGCCGCCGCAAGACCGATTTGTAGCGGGTCAAATTCCTCCCGTGCGCCGACGCCCATCTCAGCCGCTTGCGAGACCCCCTCCGTGACTGCTGAGACACCGCCAGACGACAGCGGATTCCGGATCACGCCAGGCGCGGCGCGCAGTAGCGTCGTGCCCGGCATCACGCTCGTCTTCGGCGTGAGCCCATACCCGGCCATGGTCCCTGTCCCGGCGCCGATCACGCCGCCAGGATTGCGCTCGACCATTTCGCGAAAGGACGGGGCCGGCGGCGTTGGGGCCGATTGCGGCGCCGCTGGCTGCGGCTCCGTCGTCGTCGCCGGCGACACCTGTTGGGCCGGCGACTGGCCCTGTGGCGGCTTGATGCCGAGCAGCTCGTAGACGTTCTGCGCCATCTATTTCTTACCCTGCACTTCGAGGTTGGGATTGATGCCCGCATCTATGAGAATTTGCAGGGTCTTTCCAGGATCGCCTTTGGCCTCGCGCCGCGCGCGTGCAAAGTCGTCCATTGTCGCGGCGCGCGCCGGGCGGCCCGGAAGTGCCGGGAGCCCCGCCGTCTCGAGATTGCTACTCATCAGCTTGCGCAGCATATCGATGCGCGCCTGCGCCGCGTCCTGCATCGCTGGCCCGATGCCGACGCCCGCCTCAGTCATGGACCGCTCGGCGACGGCGACGTTGGCCGCATCGCCAAATGCCTTGATGACGTTCGGCAGCTCGACGCGGAGCGCGGTCAACCTCGCGACGTCCGCGTCATAGTTTGACACCCCAGGCGTATTCCAATAGAGGTTGGCTTTGCCGAGGTTGTAGGCGTCTTTCGCTTTTTGCCCTGTCTTGATCGGAAACAGATCAGGGCGCTTGGCGATGATCTTGTCCATCTCCTCGAACATCGTTTTGACGCCGTTCGCTTGCCGCAACGCCGGGAGCATCTGCCCCGCCACTTGCACGTAGCGACCGCTCTGCTGAATCTGCGTGGTGCTCATCCCGGTTGGCGGGGCCTGCCAGTTCCTGTCGAGGTATTGCACGCCCACGGATGGCCCCGGCGGGAATGCGTTTTCAGCAGACTGAGTCGCCGATCTAACCTGGCCCGCTTGCGCAGCCGCCTGCTGCGCCCGAATCGCCGCAGATTCCCGCTGGAGCGCGACGTCGTCCGGGGCGCTGACTTGGCCGGTGGCTGGCGGCGCCGTCACCGTCACGCCGGCCTGCGTCGGCGAGTAGGACGGCGGGCGCTGCTGGGGCGCGGCGGCGCCCATCTGGGGCGACGGCGGCGGCCCCAGCTCGGCGGTGCGGCGCCCATACCGCCGATAGAGGTCGTTCATCTTGACGCCGCGGTCAATTTGATCGGTCGGGAGATTGGCGATCTCGCCGAGCAGGGTCTCGTATTCGGGCTCGCCCGGATTGGGTTTAAACAAGCGCGCGAGCCGACGGTACTCGGTATCTTTCTCGTTGAGGGGCGCTTCACCGAGCGAGATCGGGTCCCCCACCAGCTGGCCGCTGACCGGGTCCTTGCGAAACAGCACTTGATAATTCACGCCGCCGGGGCCGCGAATGGTCGTCTTCTCGAATCCGAATTCCCCCTCCGAGACATTCGCGGTGATCTCGCCAGAGGCCGTCCGGTGATAGCTCACCCGAGGCGTCGGACGCTGCTGAGTCCCGCCGGCCGCTGGCGGGGCAACCGTCGGCGCGCTGCCATACGGCGGCGGCTCAGGCGGGGGACCGGGTGGCGGCTCAGGGATGGGCTCGCTCGGCGCTGTAGGCGCCGGGGCCTGCTGGCCGCGATTGCGGATGATGCGCTCGAAATCCTCGAGCGTCTCCTGCGGCTTGCTGCGACCGACGACGTTGGGGTTTTTGTTTAGATCGACCCACGTCGTGACGTTTTGTTTCGTCGCCGGGTCATAATTTGTCACCTGATGCCAGGCTGGAGTCAGGGGGCGCGGGGCGATCTGGCTTCCGAGTAGCGCCGCAGCATCCCGCGAGTAGCCACTCTCCGCGAGCGACCGGACCAGCCCAGCCTGCCCGCGCCCGAGTACATCGGACAGCCGCTGCTGGCGCGTGGGGCGGGTGATCGGCACCGTCCCCTCGGGCGTCTCGGCTTGCTCTCGCTGCGCCGCAAGTGGCGCCAGGCTCGTCGGATCGGGGATTTCCTCGCCCGTCGGCTGATCGAGCATGCTCGAGAGGCGCATCCCGAGGTCGCGCTCCGACTTTTCCCGGCGCCCGAATTCGCGCACGGCGAGCTGATTCTGGACCGCACTGGTCAATCCGGCCAGACCGCGAGCGCCAGCTGGGTGCGCGGCAGCGGCCATACCAGCCGCGACCGGCAAGGCGAACGAAGCGATACGCTCAGGAACACTCGCATCCGGGGCACTGAGGCCGCTCAAGCAATCTTCTCCGCACGTTTGTTAGCAAAGTACGTACGGTTCCAAGCGAGGTGGTATGCGCAACTGACCCGCCCAGGAATCGCCATTGAGCCACACTTCTGACAGATCCCCATAGCTGTGCGACGTTGGACCATCAAGTGGTGACACTGCCGACATCGGCGCCGATTCTTTTCTGCCACATAGCTGTGACCGCGTGGACATAGTTCCCGGCGCGCATTTCGCGCAGCTAACCCGTCACCGCGAAGGATATTGATGCGCAGCGAGACCGGATCAAGGTGAGCCGGATTCACACAAGCGCGGACTCGACATAGATGGTCGAGAGGGAGCCCATCTGGAATCGGTCCACGAAATCGCATATAGGCCAGACGATGGGCGAAATATCGCTTATCCCCAATCCATGGCCGCCCATAGCCCTTGCCGTCACGACTGCCGATCCAGATCCAGCAGCCGCTCATCGGCTCCGGCTCGATGTGGTGCCATAGGCGCGACCAGATCTTATCCGAGACAGTGAAGGTCACATGTACCCCATCATCTGGGAGAGCCGCATCTCGTCCTCTGGACTTTGCTGCTGTCCCAGGATGCCACTCAATCGCAAATCTGCCGTCGGCGGACCACCTGTGGCCCCTCCGAATGTCGCAGCCGTGGGCTGGTAGGGCGCCACGCCGGCGCCACGCTGTGACAGCGGCGAGGCTGGCGCGCCTTTCGCGCCCTTGCCGACCGCGCCCGCCACTCCACCGAGGGCGCTCAGGGCTCCGGAGATAATTCCCGTGATGGCCATCTAGCGATCCCCTATCGAGCCGCCGACCAAGACCGCATCGATTCCACGTGGAAAGACCGCCGGGACACGCATGGGCATCTCATCGAATCCCTGCCGGCGCAGGATGGCCAGCATGGGCCGGTTGTCGGGTTGCGTCGCCCCGAGAAAGCGCGTGCAGCCGACATCGCGCCCGTAGCGCAGCCGCTCATCGGCGAGCTGGCGCCCGAACCCTTGGCCCTGAAACTGTGGCAACACCGCCACATCGGCGCCGTAGAGCACATAGCCACGATCGTCGGGGCCGACCGAATAGGACGTATAGCCGACGAGCGCCCCGTTGGCCTGCGCGACCAGGGTCGGGTGCGCGAAAAAGAACAGCGGCGATGGCTCCGACCAGCCTGGATGCGCCTGCCGGAAGATGCTCCGCACCTTCGGCTCCTCGTCTGGCCGCATGGGTCTGATCGTTCCGTTATCGCCGGCCAAGGATGTCGCTTAAACGCAACGCGGTTGGCTGGTAGGGGCCGGCCGCGCCCGCCGGCCGACCAGCGAGCGGCGAGGCGCTTGGCCCGCCGCGGTTCAAGTCGCTGGCGATCCCGCGCGCCGTGCCGGCGACACTGTTCGCGAAGGCGAGTTGATTCGACAGCTGCTTCAGGCTGTCATCGTTTCCGGCCCCAGCGGTCCCTCGGCCGGGCGTAATCGTGGCGCCTGGCGGGGCGGAACTTCCCATGCCGCCCATCTCAAGCTCGCCCGCATGCGAGGTCGGCGTGTACCCTGAGCCGCCGCCGCTCACCGTGGCTTGGATACCCGGATCTTCCGGCCCCTTGAACGCGCCCATGATGGAGCCGATCTCCCCGCCCATCGCCTATGCTCCTCCCGTGAAGACCCCAGACTTGCCCCGCGTGGTGGATTGCTGCCCGATAGTCGACGGCAACAGCTGGCCCATCGGCAGGAAGAGCGCTTGCTCGGCCAGCGCCTGCCGGCGCATCCGGTCGGCCTGCTCCGATTCATACCCCGCTTGCTCGATCCCGCGCTCAAGCCCCCCGCCGGACAGCTCCGCTTGGATCTGCGACAGGAGCATCTGCGCCTCATTCTGATTGCCGCGCTCTTCGCGCGCGAGCTCTGCCTCGATCGTTGGCTGCAAGTACGCCGCGCGAGCGGCCGCATCAGCGTTCGTCAGGGCCGTGGAGCGTCCCAAGCCGCTGACCGCGGCCGTATTTTCGATCCCCGGCCGGATCGCGGTGTTGTAGGCTTCCTGCGCCGCGGCGAACGAGGGCGAGGTCGGCAGGTTGGCGCCCGTCACCCGTCGTTTCCCAAGCTCCTCCAACCCCCCGATTTTCCCGAGCCCTGATTTCTCACGCTCCGACAGGCCCGCCACCTTGAGCGGCTTCGCCTCAAGGAATGGCTCGAGCGGCGCCGCCTGCTGAAACTGCTGACCGCGCGCGGCGGTCGTCGCCAGCAACGGCTCAAGATTGCCGGGAACCTTCGCTTCCTGCGTCGTGGTGGTGCGCGTCCCGCCGCCCATGTCTCCCCCTACAAGGCCCGGTCGCAGACCATGTGAGTCGGATGAAACCCGTATAAACGCTGAAACAGCCGCGCCCGCGCCAGACCGCGCTCGTCCTTGTGGAGCGTCAGGATGCGCAGCGTCGTCGCCCCCTTGCTGCGCGACCACGCCGCGATCTCATCGAAGGCCCGCCGGACCTGGACACGATCGAGTACAACGTCGCTCTCGTACTGGACGATGGTCCCAATCACTTTGTCGCACCAGGTGTCGATGGTGACGAGGCAGTGGCCGATGAGCCCGCCCTCTTCCGCGACCCAGCACCGCAACGTCTGCCGCTTCTCAGGCACCACGAAGTGCTCGATCACCCGCTGGCAGATGGTCTCTGGATCGGTGTCCGTCTCGTACTTGCGACAAAACATCGCCACGCGGTTAACGACGGAAGGCACGAGCGCCCAGCTGCCAGGGTCCATGCGGTCGAGGGGATAGATGGTCATCCCAGCGCCACCCAACTCGTGCCATCGGACCCTTGGAATTTGTTAGGGCCGACGGCATCACTTACTAGGATTACGCAACCTGGCCAGTCAGCCGCAGCGGGCCGCGTCGCTGTCGTGTAAACAGCTAACGGCAGCGGATTCGTCATGCGCTCGCTACCATCGTGGGGCAAACAGCGATTGAGCCGAAAGCCGATGTCGCGGAACAGCGGCGTCAGATAGGCCGCCCACGAGCGAAACACCGGCCCCGGCGTCGTCTGACTGCCTGCGGTCGGCAGCGTCACCGACTCCGCCACCTGTTTCATCGACGCCCCCGCTGCGCGAGAGTGACTCGTGAGCCGTCCCATTCAATGAATTGCGTGGCATCAGCTTCGATGCGCAAGCTGGCGGCTTGCGTCGAGAGGCGGTGGCCGGTGTAGTACGGGCCGCCGTCGGCCAGGTCGAGCTCGTTCTCGGTCCCGGTCGGATCATCCTCGAGCGTGCGATCCTCGCCGTAGTCGCTGGCGCCCAGCCGCACGCGGACCTTCTGCGCCCCGCCGGTCGTCTTGAAAAAGTGTTCGACGTCGGTGATGGTGCCCCAGCGCTCGCCCATCCGCTGCAGCCCCGTCTCGAAATACGAGGGGATCGACGCGCCGGCATCGGTGAGCCCGCCGTCCTGATATGCCTGTCCGGTGAGGTTGCCGATCACGAAGCGCGGCACGATCGTGTCCATCTCCCCGAGGGTTTGGCCGAGATCCCCGATGGGCACCGTGAGATCCCCGATGGTCAGGCCGCTCGGCACCATGAGCCGCTTGCCGCACGTCGGCGAGAGGCCATTCCAGCGGATCGGGTAACACTCGCCGTTCGGCATGGAGATGATGACCCCACGCGTCGGCTCGCTGCCGCCGATCGGCGTGTAGATCACGTAGAGCAGCTGCTGATCGGAGTCGAAGGCCATCCAGGAGCGCCCCAGCCGATCCGTCGTGATCGTCTTGGCGATCTGGCGCTGCACGGCCAGCCCCAGCGGGCGCGGCACCGTGCCATCGAACAGATACACGGCGCTATCATTCGCGAGATAGGCGTGCAAGCCTTCGGAGAGCGGGCAGATCGCCTGGCTCGAGACCGGGCCCTTGATGGCCTGGCGGAAATCGAAGCGAAACGGCACGAGCCCGTCCTGCGCAATCGCGAGCGCAATCGCGTGATCGGTGTAGATGGCGCCCTGCAGAAAGCCGAGTTCCTGCATCGCGATGATCTCGCCGGGGATCTCGCCCAGCACCTTGACGAGCACCGAGCCCCAGCCGCTGTCGAAATCCGAGAGGGCTGAGACGTCGAGCGCCACCGGCGACTGCGTCCCGCCCGAGCTCAGGTTGCCGAGGATCACGCGATCGGCCACCACCATCATGCACCGTGCGATCGGCGGGGCGCCCCCGATGTTCGTATAGGCGGCGGCGCTGCCGTCCCACTTCTTCGGCGCGTCTTTCCCATTCACGCCGAGCAGGTGCGTCGCGCCCGCCTTGGAGAACGGCCGGAACACCTGCAGCTGCGTCGGCGAGGCGGTGAGCGCCGTGCCCCCGTCGAGACTCACCCAGGCGTTGGTGCCGGTGTTGTAGCGCCACCAGGACGACACGGTGCCCATGACGAGGCGCGTCGTCAGGTCGTGATGCACGTACTCGATCAGCGCGGTCGGGCGCTGCCCCGTACTCGTCGCGAAGGCGGTCTCGCCCGGGCGCACGCGAAACTTGCCGGCGCGGCGAAGCCAATTCTCCGACTCGCGCAGGGCGTTCGCGGGCACCTCGAAATCGTCGAGGTCGGCCCGCACGCCATCAGTCGGCACGGCGAGAAACGGGGCCATCAGGTGGAGATGTACGGGGCCGCAACCACGTAGGGCTGCAGGACCGAGGTCGTGGTGTTATCGCCAGTCGAGCCGACGCTGGGGGCGCCGGTCTCGCCTTGCTGCGTGACGGTGTGGGTGTGGTCGCGATGCGCCACTTCGATCAGGCTTCCCGCGGCCTGACTGCTCGCACTGCCCGTACTGACGAGAGCCGGGCCCTGCTGGGTGTGCGTGTGGGCGAGCATGCTGTGCTGGTGGGCGGGGAGCGACTTGGCGCCGCCGCTATCCCCGATCACGTCAAAGTCGGTGTCGCCCGTGTCTTGACCGACGACGACCTTGCCCTTGAGGTTGGGGACGTTAAACGTGGTCGAGCCGTCGCCCGGGCCGAACAGAATGCCGATCGTCGCGAACAGGCGCGCGTAGGTCGTGCGCGAGACGGCCGCACCGTCGCAGGGAAGCCACCCGGCCGGGCTCGAGGTGCCGCAGAACCATTTGAGCTCGCCGGCGGGCTGGAGCTCCACCGCGCGCTCGGTGTTGTGCCAGAGCAGGCGCGTGTTATTACGCTGGATTTGACCCGCCAGCGTCGGGTTGGCGGACGCATTCTGCAGAATGATCGACAGAAGCCCCGCCGCACTGCCAGAGAACAACGCCGCCGCGATGTCGGTGTCGATCGGAATGCCGAGGAGATCGCAGAGCGCTTTCTCTAAATTTCCAACCTCGTCATCGATGGACGAGCCGAGCGTCGCATTCGTCATGCGCGCCGAGCGCAGCCGGTTCGGCAGGGCCATTACCCGGGCTCCGTCCCCATCGGCCGGCGGCCGGCCGACTTCGCGCGCGCGTGCTCGCGCACCAGCTCAAGCTCCAGCTCGCCGCCACGCGCCTGCCAGACCGGGATGCGCTCGTCCTCCAGGCCGTAGCGGCTCATGTCGCCAAGGCCCTTAAACAGCAGCACCTCCCACGCCTTCTCGGTCAGCGCGTTCGTGTCCCCGTCATTCACCAGATCGGGCAGGTAGCGGTAGTACGCACGGTGAATCGTGAGCACCCGATCCGGGGTCTTGCCGAGGTAGAGCTGGCCGCTCCACGTCGTGTAGTGCCCGGGCTTGGCGGTCTTCGTCGGATCGGGGTAGAGGTTGTCGAATTCATCGAGCAGCAGGAACGACAGCGTGCGCACGGCTTGCGAGTCGGGATCCAGGTACTGCATCTCGTAGGGGCGGCTGAAGTCGTCGGGCAGCGCGTACGCGTTCGTGCCTGCGACGGTGTCGAAGGTGTCGAGCACCTCGTTGAAGCTGAGATCCCACTGACGACAGAGCTCCTTCTGCGCGATGTTGAGGATGTCGGTGCGCACGGAATGCGCGACGCGCTTGGCGTTGGCGCCCAGCCAATCCCCGAGTCGGTCGCGCAGTTCGAGATGCGTCATTGCGATGTATAATGCGCGGGGGCCATAATTTGATGGCGCGTCCCGCTCTCGACACGCTCACGCGCTTCTGGCGTTTCGTTGACCGTTCTGGCGATTGCTGGGAATGGACCGCCGGGCGATCGTCGCGCGGTTATGGCGTTTTCCATGTGCCGCAAGGTCCGCGCTCGTTTCGCCAGAAGTTGGCACATCGATTTAGCTATGAACTGCACCACGGCGAGATTCCAGATGGCATGACGATCGACCATCTCTGCCGAAACAGGGGTTGCGTGCGACCGGATCATCTTGACGCTGTTACGCGCGGAGAAAACGTCCTGCGCGGCAGTACTATCACCGGCGCGAACAAGGTCAAAACGCATTGCCACCGTGGTCATGCGTTCTCGGCAGAGAACACCTATCGGCGACCCGACCGAGATGGGCATCGTGCGTGCCGAGAGTGTCTGCGCTCCGCATACGAGCGTTACCGGCGCAAGCGTCATTCGCCTCGCGCCTTGGCGTAAGCGATCGCCTGTTTCATCTTTTCTTTACGCTCAGGCGAGACGTTCGCCCGCGTCACGGTGCTGGGCACATTGGCATGCGTCTCCCGCATTGCCGCTGTGAGCCGAGCCCTAGGCGGATTCTTCTTCATCCCGTCGCCCTGGCGCGCCCGCGAGCCCGAGAGCTTAGGCGGCATCTACTTGCACACGTCGTGTTCGGTGTCGCACACGACGACATCGGTAAACGCGACCGTCATCGGAGGCGTGCAGTCCGGTTGGAAGACGGCCGACACGGAGAGGCTAAAGGTCGCCTGCCCGTTCTGCACCGGGAAGTCACCCGCGGCCGTCACATCTTCCTTGTTGACCGCCTTGGGATGCTTCCCGCCGGGGTTGATGCAGAGCGCCGTGGCGGTCAATTCGATGTGGACCTGGGTCTCGTTGCCGAGCCCCGCTTCCTTGCCGCTGACGGTCAGTGTGTCGCCGACCACAACCTGCGTGAGACTGCCGACGAAGTGTGGGCTTCCCGCTGCGGCGATCGAGACCGACGCGAGGATTGCCGTGATCGTTCCCAAAAGTTTCATGGTATTAGACGTCCTTTCCGCGCGGGCTCATCTGCTTGACTGGCGTCCCGCCGCTCTCTGGCTTCTGCGGCGGCTGCGTCGGCGTGTTCGGCAGCCCCTCTTTGGTGGCCCGCTGGCCGACCTTGGGCGGCATTAGCCTTGACCCGGCCGGCGCAGATCCTTCGGGTCGCCGCTCGTCTTACCCTTGATGGGCGCCGCGTGATGCGGGTCCGACGTCGACCCCTTCTTGTTCTCCCCCATGTGACGGATCGAATTCACCTTGGGTGGCATCGGACACTCCTTCTTTGATGTGCTCGGGATTGATGTGCAGGGCCGGCGGGCCGTGGTGATGCGGCCGCATGGGCGCGAGCTGGCCGTGCAGCCACGCGTCGAGGCTGCGCCAGTCGAAGATGTCGTTGCGCGGGTAGGTCGCCCAGAGATCCGGGTGCCGCTCGATAAAGCGCGCGGAGAACTTCACGCATCCCAAATTGGTGTTGTTCACGGCGCCGTGGACGATCAGCGGCAGCGCGCACCACGACTCCGGGCACGTCCAGAGTTGGGTCAGGGCGCCCGGCCATGGGGCGACGTCCCCCTCGAGATTGATGAACGGCCGCTTCCACTTCCAGAGCTCCACCAGCGAATCGCCGTAGGCGTGCTTCTGCGCCGGCGGGCAGTAGACGAGCGTGGTGGACATCTCGATCGGCGCCGGCCGAAAGTGCGGATCGTTGGTGCGCAGGTGCAGGCGCTCTTGCGCGATCGCGGCCATCGTCGCCTTTTCGATCGTCCCGGCGTAGTGGACGACGACGCGGATCACTTCTTGAGCCGCTCCGCCGCCATGTCGGGCGACATCTTCTGCCGCTTCGCCATGGCCGCCGCCGTGCTCTTGAAATTCGGGTGCCGCATCGACGTCGGCGTCATGGCCTTGGGCTTGGCCCCGCGGCCCTCGCCGACCGAGGTCACTCGAGAACCAGTTATGCGGGGTGGGATAGTACACCTCGGTTCTTTCGCGCCGCTTGACGATCCGCATGACAGCGACGGCATTGGCGATGAATCGACCGACGGTCAACCCAGAGATAGGCGTCTTCTAGAGAATGTCCCCGCCGACATTTCGTCTGCTGGCTTTGCGGTTGCCGACGCACATTCTCAAGCGTCGTGACGCTTTCCAGATGGTCGGGATTACAGCAGCGCCTGACTCGGCACCGATGGTCTAGGACGCGGCCAGGTGCAATCGGTCCCCGCGTCGCCTCCCACATTGCTCGATGCACCATTTGACTGCGATTGGCTACAGAGAGATGGCCATAGCCGTGGGTCGTGCCTGTGCCCGTCCAAATCCAACAGCCGCTCATCGGTTCGGGCTCCACGCGTCTCCAGATACGGTCAATGAGCGGCATACCTCGTAGTCCCCGTCCGCGCGACGGTCTCGTATGACGGCTACGATGGAGTCGCATGCGGTCCCGCGCACAGGCTCGACACCGCCGTTCACCATTCGGCGCAAGCGCCGTATTTTCGGCGTCGAAGGCATGCCCGCGGTAGCACGCATCCTGAGTCATCGGGTGCCGCGGCTCCCCCGACGCACGCGCGGCTCGCTCTCGTCGGCCTGCGCCTCTTCGACGGTCGGGGGTTCGGCGGGCGTTTCCGGCTCGGGTGGGGCGAGGTCGCGCGGGTGTATATGGACGCCAAACCATTCATTCGCCTGGAGCTGGCGCCAGAGCTCGGGGTCGTCCGTCTCAAAGGTGCCGCTCGCGAATTTGATGTCGGCCCCGACCTGGAGCTCGGGGAAGCGATTGCAGACCGCCGCATATTTCGCCATGAGCCTCAACTCCCTACGACGAAGAATCGCGCGAGTCGCGTGCTGAGGTCGGACGCCGCGATCTCCGGCAACATCCCCGCCGCCCCCTTATAGGCGAGCAGCTTGCTGTTGACCGGGTCCCAGCCAAACGTCACGCCGGCCGCGGCCACTTGCGGCCCCATCGGCAGCATCCCGTGGATGTTGGTCATCTTGACGTCGGAGGCGGCGACGGCCCAGCCGCCGGTGGCGTAGCTCGCGTCGAAGGTGATGTCGATGATGGCGAAGCGGATGCCGCCCGACTTCTGGATATTGATCCGCTTCACGTCGGTGAATGTCAGCGCCATATCAGACTCCTCGCCCCCGGAGGGGGCGGGGGCGGCCCGAAAGCCGCCCCCGAGGGTTTCGCTTACGGGACGAACGCCGTCATGCTCTTCGCGACGCCGTGCGCGTTCTCATGCTGCAATTCGTAGCCCGCTTCGGTGAGCCACTCGTCCTTGCGCGCGTCGTCGCCGGGGTTCTGGCGGTTTTCCTTGTAGTCGGTGTCGCGGCCGCGCAGGTAGCGGTACACGACAAACTTCGGATCGATCACGATGCCCCACGTGTGGAACGTGGCGTTCTCGGAGAACAGCGGATGCTGGATCACCTGCAGCGTCCCGTAGGGCGTGATCCACTCCGACATCTTCTGGCCGTAGCTGGTGCTGGTCGGCGTCGCGGTGATGGTGTAGTGCGCCCGCGCGATCTTGTTGAGCACGTTGAGCGCCCGCGAGCCGCAGAGAAACGCTTTCTCGCTCGAGCCGCGCTTAAACACGTTCTCGAGGAACGTCTCCCACGTATCGATGGACACCGAGCCCGCGAAGTCGGTGATGTTGGTGGTGACGAACGAGATGTGCCCCTTGGTGGTGCGCTGGGGCTGGACGCCGGTCGTGTCCTCGACGCCGGTGCCGAAGATAAACGCCTTTTCCATCTCCATCGCGTGCAGCTCGAGCGTCTCGCGCTGGTATTCCTTCATTGGGCCCGCGTCGTCCCAGCGCATGCGGGTCTGCTGTGCGGTGCCGGTCAGATCCAGCACGTTGCGGAAAATTTGAGTGTAGTTGTTGACGACGGTCGGGTCGTAGGTGATCGCCGTCGGGAGCGACGCACCTTCTAGATGCGAGGTGCCGACGATCAAGAGGCCGTCGCCGTCGTTCATCGCGGCGGCCGTGGAACCCTTGCCGCGGAGCGCGGCGAATTGGTTGTAGGGCGAGCTCGGATCGGCCGAGACCCAGATCACCTCGAGCGTGCGCTCATTGATGAGCGCATGCCCCTTGCGGAGCACGTTGGACGCGCCCGAGCCCTGCGTCTCGATCGTGGTGTCGGTCGAGGTCTGCGAGCCGGACACGAGGACGCGCTGCGAGGGCAGGCCCTTGAGAAAAACTTTAAACTCAGGATCATCAGTTTGCTCCTCTTTCAGCCGCGACATGAGCGCGGTGAGAGGAGCTTTCGTGTTCGGCTCGAGAAGAATGATCGCCTGTCGATAGTTCTTCGCTGAATCCTCGCCGTTTCCGACGAGGGCCGACTGTACCTTAACCCTGCGTTGAGAGGGGTTGGGGCATGGCAGTCTGTGGGAGTTCCAGACGGTTGCGCGCCATGCGAATCGCCTCAACCAGGCGATGCTCATCCTCCGTCCAGATCTCGTTCCGCCCTTTCGCCACGCGCATCTCACACAACTGCAGCATGAGCGCGCCTTGACGAGCCTTGGCGCCAACGAGATAGGGGAGGATGTGCGGAAGCACGCGCACCAGTCGCTTGTATCCATAAACCGTGAGCTTGAAACATGGCCGTGTCGCTCGCGGATGGTGCTTGCGCGAGAGATAGAACGGTAGTCCGAGCTCCGTGAAAATGGCGGCGCACTCATCGATGATCTCGCCGTCGGTGTTGGTGATGTCCAATCCACATCGAGCAAAGCGATACTCGCCCCACCACGGCTTGCCATCTTTGCGCAAGCGTTGCTTATAGTGGGGCGTGGTCGCTCGGCCGGTGTCAAAACACCCTTCACCGTCGATGATCCCTCCGAGCCACGCCAAGCGTTCCGTCAGGCTTCTCTGCGTCTTGTCCATTGGTACATCTCCCTGGTTGTTCCCTAGTAAGGACAGGGAGCTTTAGGATATTGCCCGCATATAGCCCCTGCATAGTCATCAGTTACCTGATGTCAGGCCCAAGCTATTCAGGCCGATCGTCTGTCGAGAAGTTGCCGGTGCCACGCATGCCGAGTACGGCCATGGTTGTCCTCTATCGCCTCGGCAGAAAGTCCGCGGTGAGCGAGTCGAGCAAGCTCGGCTCGGCTGCAGGCGCCGGCGTCGGGCGGGAGCCCTTGCCGTCGCCGGCGGCGCGTCGCCGGTTGTTCTCACGCTCGATCCGGTCACGCTCCGCCGTCGCCTGCGCCGCCGTCACAATCGTCTCGTGCTTAAACGCGACCCACATGCGACCGAGGTACTCCGCGGTCAGCTTGCTGACCGGGGGATCGCCCATCTCGATCACGAAATCCAGAAACCCCTGCCGCTCTTTGGCGTCTTTGAGCGGCGCGAAAATCGCGCCCTGGCCCGCCAGCGCATCGAGGGTCGCCGTCAGCTGCGTCTGATGCCCGGTCGCCTCCGCCTTACGGGTCTGGCCGGCGTTCGCCGTCCGAAACTCGTTGAAGGCGGTGCCGAGCTGATAGAGCTGATCGCGGTGCCAGAGCATCTGCGCGACCGCGTTGGGATACAGCTGGGCGAAGTCCTCTTCGATGCGACCCTCGCGCACGACTTGCGCGATCTGGGGGGCGTAGTGGGCGACGAGCTGGGCCTGCTCGACGCGCGGGTCGATCTGCGGCATCGGCTGCTGCGACGGCTGCTGGCGCTGCTGCTCCAGCATCTCGATGTACTTCTTTTGCAGCGTCGGGAATTGCTCGTAGGTCTGCAGCAGCGCTTGCTGCAGCACCTCGTTCTCGAGCACTTCCGCGAACGTGTATTCCTTGCCGCGGATCTTGATGCGCTGCTCGGGCCGTGGGCTCGCCGGGGCCGGCTCGGGCACCGGCGCCGGTTCGGGCGTCGGCTGGGGTTCTGGACTGGGCGCCGGCTTTTCAGCCGGGAGAAAGTCGCTCGTGAGCTCGCTTAAACGCGAGGACGATGGTGCCGGCGCCGCGGGGGCGGCGGCGGGCGCACTCGGAGCCGCGGCCGGTGCCGGGGCCGGTGATGGTGCGCTGCTGGGCGCTGCTGCTGGTTGTTCGTCCGCCATATCTCTCGCCTCAGCCGCTCCCGTCGCCAGGTCGGCGGCATGCGCTGCTTCGGCTCCCGGCCCCCGGCCCAGGTCAGCCACTCGCCACGCGCCGCGAGATCGCCGGGGCTTCCCGGTTCCGGCGGTGCGCCGGGGGAAAAACAAAAAGCCGCCGGCAGGGCGTTCGCCCCACCGGCGGCTCTGGATGTCAGATGACCGCTTTTAGTTAGGTGCTGCCTAAACGGTCGTTAGCCTACGCTAACCTCATCCCGTCTGTCCAGATCGGTATACGACTCCTTCACCTCGAACGTGGTCCCCATCACTTCCCCGAAGCGGAGGTGAATCGTGAAGTTGCCCGAGCGCTGACTGCGGATCGCGGCCGCGAGGGCGAGCGCAGCCTTGCGCGGGAGCGTGACGAATTGCGCCACGCCAGGGCCGACGTGAATCGCACTCATGGCTTCTGCTCCACGAAGCGCTGCCGCTGCGATCTCAGCCGCTCGTAGCGATCGATCACCGCCGAATCCGCGGTGTAGGGCCGGACGATTTCGTGAATGGCCCCGATCACCATGAGGCCCTGCAGATCCGGTCGGTCCCCCGAGAACACGGGGTCCAGCAACTCCGCGATGCGCGCCACGTCGAGCAGGATGCGCTCGACATAGGTGGCCGTCCCGATCTTGACGCGCGTGCGGTCATACTCGGGCCGTGCCGCGGCAATCTCGCGATCGAGCTCGGCCAGGCGATGCTCGAGCGCCGTCGTCATGCCGGGGCCTGCTCCAGATCGGCGCCCTGAATCATTGGGGTTTGTATGCCCGCGCCGGGCACGCGACCGCCTTGCGCCGCGCCCATCGGTACCGCATTGCCGGCCTGCACCATGGCCGCGAGCTGAGGGTCCGGCATGACCGAGATGTAAAACTGGTTCACGTTCTTCACGCCCATCGCCTTCGCGGCTTCGTTGAAAATCTCGCGCAGATCGAGCACCTTGCCGTCGGGCCCCGGCTGGTACAGCTGCGGGATCTTCGCGCCCGCCTCGAGCATCTTGGCCCACACGCCGGCCAGCCGGGCCGGATCGGCCGGCTGGGTCCCCGAGTGCGGGATGTAGTCGAAACTCCCGCCCAGATCCGCCGGGCGGATCAGCAGTCGATCCGCGCCGCCAAACTCGGCCGCCATGTCGCCGGCGATCCGCACGTATTGGCTGAGCTCGGTGAATTGCTGGCGATTGGAGATCGCGCGATTGGCCAGGGGCTGCAGCGCCTGCGCGTCGAGCATCCGCGCCGTCATGGCCAGCCGCGCCGAAGAGCCGGCAATCACCTGTTGCACCTCGCCGAGTGTGCGCTCGTCGTCGGTGGTCTGACTCATCTGCGGGTCGGACGTCGCGGCCAAGCGCTGCGCCATGTCGAAGAGCGCATTGGTGGTCTGCAGATGCCCCTTGGTGACATCGACCCACGGCAGCTGCATCAGCATCTGCGTAATCGCCAGCTGGCCCTGTTGCAACATCTTCTCGCCGAGCGCGGTGAGGCGGACGTGACGGGACGGGCCAGGATTGAGAAGATCCGCCTCTTCGACCAGCGACGGCGAGAAGATGATCGCGTCGTTCAGGTGCTTGCGGACGTTGTCGACGTGCGAGTTGACCAGCCAGTTAATCGTGCGCTGGATGCCCTCGAGATTCTCGATGTTGCCGGGGTTAAACGAGGCGTGCTCGTCGGGCACGCTCTCGCCGACCGCATAACTGAATTGGCCGTGCGCGTATCCGGTCGGGCTCGCGCGCACGATCACGCCCTCATCCGCCCAGGCGAAGCGCCAGATCTCGGGGCGCGTCCCGGTGCCGAGTTTCCAGTCGGCCGGGATCAGCTTCACCTGCATCGTATCCAGACCGTAAAAGCCGCGGTCATCGCCCTCGGGCGCTTCGCGCAGCTGAAAGTCGCCGATGTCGAACCGATTGCGGCCCGTGCGCGTGGCGCCGCGGCCGCCCGCTTTCGGCAGAAATTCCAGGTTGAAGTAGTCGCCGCCATTGTCGATCGCGCGCTCTTTGAAGTGCATCATGCCGCGATAGATGCGGTGACCGACGAATTCGCCCTGCTGCACCTGCGACACGGGCGCGCGCGGATCGGGCCAGTAGTGGAACGGATCGACGGCTTCCCAGCGGTTGTATTCGCGGGTGATGCCCCACTGCGGCTGCGGGCGCAGGAGCCCGCCCAGGCCCATGTAGTCGAGCATCATTTTCATCTGGTCGGGCACCTGCGGCGACTTCATCGACCAGCCTTGCTCGACTTCCCAGCAGTCGTGAATCACGCCCATGCCGTACTTTTCAGAATCCTGGCAGAACGCGTACCACGTCGTGTACGCGGACATTTGCTGGAGGTCGTAGCCGAGCAGCGCTTCCATGATTTTCGCCGGCCGGACGTCTTCTGGGCCGCGGCCCTCGAGCTGGATCATTGGCTCACGCGAGCCGAAGATGCCGAGCAGTTGGGTTAACCGCACCGTCAGAATCGCCAGCGACATCGGCATCACGATCGCGCGGTCGAAGGGCATCTCGGCTTTGGTGGGATCGGTGGAGCCGTCGCCGCGCTTGGCGCGCCGCGAGAGATCGATGAACATCCGGCAATGCTCATCGACTTCGTCCCAGCTGTCGTAGCGCTTGCCGATGTGCCGCGACGAGAGCTCGCGCCGCGAATTCAGCCGGCCGAGGATCTGCTGGTGCAGGGGCGAGCCGTAGCGCAAGAGATCCTGAATCGGTGCGCCCGCGGCGGCGGCCGCGCCGGCGCCCGGCTGTCCCTGTCCCGGCCGATAGACGATCGGCGGGCCCGACCCGCCTTGCCCCTGATCGGGCGGGGGCGTCGTGATGATCGCCGCGGCGGCGGCGTCATCGATCGGGGGCCCGGGCAGAATCGGCAGCGGCATCTAGTTCCCCTTCACCCATTCGCGGCGCTCGGGCGACGGTTGCCAGCCCGCCTTGAGATCGTCGGCTGTGAGGCCCACCGCCGTCGCCGCGGCCAAGACCACCGTGCCGAGGGCGGCGTCGAGCGCCGCGTACTCCTGGCGCGTCATCTGCGCCTGCAGGCGCAGCGCTTCCTGCTGGGCCTGGAGTTTCAGCAACGACTGCTCGAGCACCTGGCGCTCGGCGTAGAGCTTGCCGATCTTGAGCGCGTCGAGCTCGCTCATGGCCTTGGGCGTCTCTTTGCCGAGATCGGGCCGCTGGGCACGCGCCTGATCGCTCGAGAGCGTGATGAGCATCGCGATGACGATCAGCCGCCACCACCTCATCGGATCACCGTGACGCGCATGGGGATCATCTTGGTCGATCCGTCCGCGAGCACCGCATAGACCGTGTAGTCCGAGACGCCGGTCGGCGGCGTGATCGTCGCGGTCGTGCTGGTCGTGGTGGCGACGACGGGATCACCGAGCGAGACCCCCTTGACGACGCGGTACTGCGTGGCGCCCGTGACCGCGCCCCATTCCAAAACACAATCACCGGTACACGCAAACTTCAGGCTCGTCGACGGCGCGGGCGTCGAACACGCCGGATCGGGCTGGCCGTTGGGAAGTTTGCTGCGATCAATGTTGGCCTGGGGCGCCGGCGCCGCCGCCGAGGTTGAGCCCGCCGTCGTGCGCGAGACGAGCGAGCCCGTGAACGAGACCGTCGTGCAGGGCTCGATCGTTTGGGCCGCCGTCTTGGTCACGATGTGCTGCCCGCCCTGCGGACGACTGGCCGGAATGGTCATCGTCTGCGCGGGGCCGCCGACTCGCTGATAGGTGAACACGTGATCCTTGAGATCCTTCAGCGGCGCCCCGCCGACATAGGTCGAGGGCTCATCGAATTCCAAGTCGAGCGTGCAACTCGAGCCCGTGCAGGTGTAGGCCGACGCTGGCGTGACGGCCGCGAGCAGTAGCAGGGCCGGGAGCCACGCTTTCATTGCCTGGGGATGAGATTGCCGAAGCGGCCAACGTTCGCCGGACTGACGGCCCCGCCGCAGCAGGTGCCGCCGCCGAAGTCATTGAGCACGGCCGGGTCGTTGCCCGCGAAGCCGATGACGGTATTCGCCGTCGGCAGACTGGAATCAATCACTGTCCCGACGCGATAGGTCACCCCATCGGTATACTTCCAATACACGGAGATGGTCTGCGTGTTACTGACGCGCACCCCGAAGAGATGGTTCGCCCCGCTGATTTGCGTGCCCAGATCGATGGGGCCGAGCTTCGTCGTCTCTTCCCCGGCACCATCCACCTTGGTGACCCGCAGCGCGTGATTGCCGCTGCCCGCCGTCTCCATCCGAAGCCGGTATTGGTTGTTATCGCTGCCCGCCGTGCCCGCAAACGTCAAGAGATGGCAGCAGGTCGGCGCGGTCGGCCAGCTCGCATACACTTCGTGGGGTCCGGCAAACGTGGCCGGCGTCCATTGCGCCCGCGCGAAGGCGCCCGAGGGGGACACCGCCTGATTGCTTTGCACGATGAACGGGGTGGACGGGTTATACGTCGTCAGCCAGTTGGCCCCCAACGGGCCATTGGCGCGGTCGAACGCATCGACGACGGGCGTCGAGGGAAAGTCCGTCACGATCGGGAAGTCCGGGATGAACACCGTGCCGCCCCGATTGCACGCGGCCGGAATCGTGCCATATCTCGACACGATTTCGCTCGTCACGGTCCCGGCGGCATAGCCGGCGCCGGCGCCGCCGGCGAGCGGCGAGCCGCCCCGCCCCGCCGCGCGGGCGCGGGCCAGCGCCGCCTTGATCCGATCATCCATGCGCCACGGCCAGAGCCCCTGCGTCGCCGCGTTCGTGCCCAGCACCCCATTCGTGTACTCGAAACAGTTGCGGGCTCCCGTGCCAGGCCCGGTGCCCGTGTAGAAGTTGGGACACGCACCAAGACTCGTGCAGTCGTTGGTATTACTGGTGGAGCCGCCGTGATTAAAGTAGGCCGGGTTACTCGTTCCGGAGGCCCGAATGGCTGTGATCCGGTCGATGACGTTATCCGAGCACTCTGCGGCCGTAAAGACATCACGACAGTTCAGTGTGATGGGAGACCCTAATGGCTGTGACCGGGCGTCCATGAACACATCAACGAAGGTGCCGTGCCGGCGAGAATCAGACCACCAAGTTTCATGTGCATAGATTTTCGTTTGATCGACCGCAAGATAGTTGTCGCCCCCATAGACGATGGCGCCCTTGAAGGTGTACATCTCGTCGTGAGGATTTCGAGCATCCATTCCTGGCTGGAATCGGACGCCCAGATTGCCGCAGTTATGCGATCCAAAGGTGGCAAGATTAAATTGCTCGGGGGCATAGACCGCAATGATGTTCTCGTAGAGGACTGGCCCCAGCGTCGAGTAGGCATACTGCACGGTTGGGGTCCCGGGACAACCGTTAGGTAGAAACGGCGGCGTCCCAAGGGGCGCGTCTTTCGAGAACGGGAAGCCTTCGTAGCGGAACCACACCCTCCGGAAGACAAGATTGACGTTATGATCGAAGTTCGTGGCTCCCTCAGTGATGGCCGTGCGCCCAGTCCCGAAGGCGCACACATCTTCAAAGAGGCTGTCATTAATGTCGGCGACGCCCAGGACGTGCGCGTTCGGTGTCGTTCCAGCACTATCAGACCATGGCGGCGGGTTCGACGAGCCCGAGGCTTGGTCCGTGGTCGTGTTCGAGAGACAGATCCGACGGAGGGTGATGCCCGTCGTCACGCCGCCCGCGTTAAACGACTCGAACACGCTCCCCGTTGCATTCCCGGCGTCGAAGCCCTCAAAGGTCCAGTAGTTGTTCCCCCCAACCATAAAGACTGGCCGTGCAAACTGCCCGTCGATGAACACGCCGCCATCGTTGCGCGCCCGCACCGTGCATTGATGCGCCGCATCGGTCCCGCTCTTGCCGGGGACATGCGCCGGAAGATTCAGCATGTAGTTGACGCCCTGGTACACCCCGGGCGTGCTGACGGTGCCGAGTAATTCGAGAATGTCGCCAGCGTTGCAATTCAGCTTCTGCACGCCGCGTCGCACGGAGCAGGGCGTGGCGTCCGTACAGACGGCACCGCTCGCATCGTCGCCGGTGCGCGAGGCCACGTAGATCGTGCCCACCACGCGCGGGCCAACGCCAAAGAGCGGGGTAATGACCGCGTTGCGCAGCCACGGCGGCAGGTACTCGCGCCAGCCTTTCTCGCCGCCCGCGCCGAGCGTGAGCACCAACACGACGCCGAGCAAGAGTAGCCCCGGCGTCCGCCTCATTCGATCACCTTCCCATCCGCGCCGCAGCCCACGCAGCGCTGGCGCACCCCTGCGGCCGCCGTGGCGTCCTTCCACGTCGTGATGATCTGCGCCGAGCGCATATCGCCGCTCGTCGAAAAGGTATACGCGTAGGCCCCGGTCGCCGACACCACGCGATAGCCGGTAATGAGGCCCATGAAGGGGCTGATGTTCGAGGCTTCCGTCCAGCCCGTGCCCGTCTGCGTGTAGGTCACGGGATCGGCGTCGGTGGTGCCGCCGATGCCGAGGAGGATTTCGTTGGCTTGCGCCGTCGTCGCCGTGTTCGCGGTCGCGTGCGCGGTGCAGCAGCCGACGCCATCCGCGCCCGTCGCGGTTTGATCGAGCGGGGCCGCCGCGGCGCCGAGCACCTCGATCACGCTGAGCGCGGCATACTGGGTGCCGCCGACGAGCACCGTCGAGGTGAAGGTGTGCGAGCTCCCGACCGTGGGACTCGCCTTGTACTCGACCTGGACGCCCGGCCCGACACTGTAGGCCGTCGTCACCCCCGTGTAGGTATTCGATTTGCTATCCGTCGTCCCGACCACGGTCCCGGCGGTGGTCAGATCGCACCAGCAACTGGTCTGCGCGACGAGCAGATTGCCCGTGGTGGTGATGCTGCTCGTCGTGCAGGAAGTCGAACCGAGGTTTTGACACGAGACGGCTTGGCCGTAGCTGATCGCCGCGCTGACCGGAGCGGGCAGGGCGACCAGGAGCACGAGCAGGAGCAGACGCATCACTGCGGGGTCACCGTCAGCGCGAAGCGCATCGAGCCGCCCAGCGTGGCCCCGCCGCGCAGCTGCCGCTGCGCATTCTGGCTATCGTTCCAGAAGGTGCCGCCGATGAAGGCGGCGCCCAGCGTGGTCGCCGTCGCGCCGCTCATCGTTTGCCCCTTGGATTTCGCGACGCGCGTGAATTGGCCCACCGCCGCCCAATTCGTGCCGTCGCGCGTGCCCTCCACGATGCCCGAGAACGAGGGCAGGGGATCGTTGGCCTGCGACACGTCAAGCGTCACGATCACGCCGACCACGCCGGTCGGCACGCTGATGGCGGTGAACACGTAGTTGCCCGCGTTCCGCGTCGCCATCGGCAGGACGGTGATCGGCGAGAAGGCCCGCGGCGACGGCGCCCCCCGCGGCAGGCTGAGCTGCGCCGAGGCGACGGAGGCCAGCCCCAGGAGCAGGCCCAGCGCCAGCCAGCGCCGCACCGTTACTCCTTGGTCTTGTAGCCACGCACGGTCACACGCAGCGTCGTCACGCCCGTGTCGGCGGCGAATTGAAACGCGGTGTTCGCCGTCCCGCAGATCGGCGTGATGATCGGCTTCTGGTTGGCGCCTTTGTTCGGGACCATGATCCGCTCGGTGAGATCGGTTGAGCCGTCCAGAAAGCGAAAGCTCGTGTCGGTCGCCGAGTCGTTCGTCGCCCAGTAATCCGTCATGCAAAACTTCACGCCCGAGCCGAGCGCCGCCACCAGCGAGGTATTCGACGTCCCCGTCGCGTTCGCTTTGCCGCCGGTCCAATCCCCGATCGGCGCGTTCACCTGCACGATCTGCTGCCCGGCCGCCGCATACGTCGCCCGCATCCCGGTGCCGTTCGTCCCCAGCGTCATCGTCGAGGGCGTCGTCACCACGCCGCCGTAATTCAGCGCCACCGTCTGCGCCACCGCCGCCGTGCCGAGCGTCAGCGCGCCGTTCTCCGTCACCGTGACCGAGCCGTTATCGACCGTCACGTGAATCGAGCGGGCCGAGCTGTCGCCGGTCGGCATCGTGTTCGTGCCGTCCGACGGCATGAAGGGCCGCACCACGATCCCCGCATCGCCGGACCCGATCAGTCCCGTGCGCACGCGGGCGGCCACCATGTTCGTGCCGTCCGTGAACCCGACCGGCGTCCCCGTCGCCGGAAACGCCGCGCCGAAACTCGGTGAGCCCGCCGCCGAGCACCCCGAGTCGCAGATGATGTGCCCGATCACGTTCGTGCCCGCCGGCAACGCACTCGTGATCGTCGTCTGCACCGGCGTCATCGAGGCCACGCCCTGGATCGACAGCACATCCGCCGACGCCGTCCCCGCCGTGCCCAGCGCCGGCTGCTTCGCCGCCGTCGAGGCCCCACTCGGCAGCACCGAGCTCGTCACCGAGACCGAGCTGATCGTCACCTGCGCATTGATGGACCCGTCGGCGTTCACCGTCACGCACCGCTCGGGCGTCGTCTTGTCGCAGACGACCAGGCCCTGCAGGTGCGCGGTGCCGTTCGGCAGGTACGAGCGCAAGAGCGGCGAGCCGAGCGTGCGCCCGCTCGAGTCGATCTGGATGTCCGCGTGCGCCGAGGAACAGAAGCCGAGGATCAGAACGGCCAGCGCAAGGATGACCGCCGCGAGCACGCCGAGGCCCGCTTCGATCGTGCGCCGCTCAGGCATGCGGCGTCTCGGGAGCGGGCGGCGGCGGAAAGAGCTGCGGCGCGTCCGCGCGTAAACGCATGAGCACCATCGACGCGACCCGCTCCGCGAACCGGATTTCGGTCTGCTCAAGGCTGGCCCGCATCGCCGGCGTCACCCGCGTGGGCTTCGGCCCCTTCGGCAATTTCGGCTCGCGGCGCTTCATGGGGCGGTGAAGCCCAGCACGGCACCGCGCGCCAGATTCGTCGCCGTCCCGACGAGACAAATCGCACTGCCGACGGCGGCCTTGATCGGGACCGAAAACTGAATCACATACGGTGCGGCGGTGTTGGCGGGGTAGGGATACGTGAGCGTCGGCGAGGCGACGCCCGGCTGCGGCCACACGCCCACCGGATTCGTCGCGCAATTCGCGCCGGTGCCCGCGCGAATCGCGAACGTGCCGCCCGTAGACGTGGACGAGACGAGCACGATGCCCGTCACGTAGTACGCCTGGCCCGTGATCGCCGCGCCGATCTCTGTCAGCGTCGCGCCCACGTCCGCGACGTTCGCCGCGAAGCGGTTGGGATGATCGATCACCGTGCGCCCCGTCTGCGCCTCCGCCGACGCCAGCCACGCCGCCACGATGAGTGCCGAGATGAGCGTGATGATCGTCAGCGTGTAGCGTCTCATCCCACGAGCCTCCGTCGCTCCGCTTCGCATTGACTACACCACGCCGGCATCAAGCCGTCCGGCCCCGCCACCGTCGGCGCCCCGCAGTGACAGCACCGCCCGCCCGCCGCCAGCGCCCGCGTCACCTGCGCCGGCGTCAGCCCCGCGAGCATCTGGTCCGCTTCCGTCGCGAGATTCAGGCGCCCGTAGCGCCCGAGGCAGCCATCGCACGCCCGCGCATTCGGCCACACACTCTCCGGAAGTTTTCTGAGCGTGACGTCCCCGCGGCCGCAGCCGACGCAGACCAGCGTGCGCGGGAGCTGATCGAATCTCATGCGGCGCGCCGCCGCCGCGCCCGCGCATTCCGACATTCCCGACAGACACGCGACCCGTTATCGCGTCGCACGTATGCCGCGGCCAGATCGTGCCCATGGACGCACTGACCACGCCGCCGCAACTGCATACCCGGCGATTCTCCGCGTCGCAGATTCTCCCGATGCGTCACCGCTTCGAGATGCTGCGGATTGACACAAACCGTCACGCGACAGAGATGATCCAGCTCCAAGCCATCAGGAATCGGCCCGCGGTGCTGCTCGTAGGCCACGCGATGGGCCCCGACGTAGCGTCGCTCGTTCGTCCGCCGCAGCCGTCCATAGCCCTTGCCGTCGCGACTGCCAATCCAGATCCAGCAGCCCGTCGTCGGGTCCACGATCACCTGCGCGTGCTCCGGATCAATCGCGATCAAATCATCCCCAAGAGCTTCGGTCGTCCCTGCGCGTCGTGCTGATACTGCAATGGCCGCCGCGGCTTCGGCTTTTCCTCATACGCCAGCGGTGCCATATCGGCAATCAAGTACGCCGAGGCGTCTCCGATGTCCGACCACGGGGCGTTCGGCTTCTTCGGCTCCTCTTTGCGCACACTGCCGTCGTAGCTGACCGCGTAAAACCACATCCCCCGCCACGCCCGAATGAGCAACTGCGCACTCGGATCGATCTGCACGAGCGGCTGTCGATCCTCGAGACTCGCGAGCGCGACGGTGAGCGGATCGCGCCGCCAGGAAAACGGCACGTTTTGCGAGGGCCAGTACTCGCCCGGTAAGAGCTGCTGCATGACCCGCAGCGGATTCGTCGTGATGTCCGCCAACGACCCCGTGTTCATCGTCTCGTCGTAGCGCACGCGAATGAGCCCCGGCCGCGTCAGACACCACGGCGCGTGTTCCCCGATCCACGGCAGGAGCGTGTAGCGCACGTGCTGCCACATCCCCGATTGCGCACTCGTCAACGCCGCCAGAATTTCTATGCGACGTCCGCGCCGCTGCGCAATGACGCTCGACGGCTGCAGCCCGCCGTCTTGCCCGATGTACAACCGCCCGTTCTCGATCGGCACCAGCGGATGCTTGCTCACATGCAGCCGCTCGTCGAACCCGTCCGCCACCGGACGACCAGGAATCATGGTTCCTGGTAAGCCCTCCAACAGCCGCCGCCGCATGACCGGATCGGTGATCGCCTCCGCCATCACGTCCTGCTCGGCTTTTGTCACCCGATCGAGCGGCGGAATCTCAAACACCAGCGCATCCCGCCGCTTCTTGACCATCCAGCGCTGCCACGACCAAAACATCTCGTCGGGATAGTTCGACGTCGAGAGCGCGACCCGCGCGTGCGTCGGCAGCCGCAAGCTCGAGCGCCCCATGCCCCAGTGCTGCTCGGTGATCCCCATCGCGCCGATCTCCGCCGCCGGCGCCGATTCCTCGACCCACATGCAGTGCGCTTCCGCCCGTAAGCGATTCAACCCGTCATGGTCTCCCGCTCCGAAAAGCCTGAGATCCACCAGCCACTCGCCGTTGAGCGTGAACCGCGCTTGATGCCCCTGGTCGTGCAAACTCCAGCACCCGCCCCACGGCGGCGCCATCAGCGAATCGTGCGTCTTGTTTTTGTGGCTTTCAAACGTCCCCGTCGGCCCCAGCCACTTCACCGGCAGCGGAAAGCCCCGTTTCGCGTGCTCCTGCGCGTGCACCACCATCGCCAAGAGGGCCCCGTACGTCTTGCCCTCGCCCCGCGGCCCAAACACCACGATTTCCGACTTCGTCCCCTGCGCCACCGCCGTCACGAAGTTCCAAACCGTGCGTGTCGGGCGCAAGCTCAGCACCCCGCCCAGATTCCACGACCGTGATCTCGATCGCTCGGACTCGGCTGGGGTCAAGCGGCTCCGACTCCGACGGCTTGCGCACGCCCGCAATGTCCAGCATCGTCTCCGAACACCGCACCGCCTCTTTCCAGACTTTCGAGCGAATGCCCTTGCGAATCCGCTCCAGCGCCAGCCGCGTGTCGTCCACCTGGCGAAAGCCGGCGGCGGCCAACAGCTGGCGCGCCGTCCACACGACCACCCCGGCTTGTATCGGCATCAGCGCCGTCCCCGGCGACGACGAAGGCTCGACCCTCGGCTCGCTCGGCGCTGGCTCGCTCATGCAATTCGGCTCCCCTCACAGCCATCGGTCCGCCCCGATGACTTCGATCCCTCGCATCGGCTCGGGCCTCCCGCGATCGCCGATTTCCCCTATCGGTGGGACCGATGGGAGACTACTGCCACACTCGGCCTCCCCGCAAGCGCAAATCGTTCGCCAGCCCGCCGCCCAGCACCGATGGCAGAGCTCCCCCACGATTTCGCACGCGTTCCCATAGCGTTGCCCGCACGTCACACAGAGCACACTCGGCCGCCAGTACGGCGACCGCTCACGCACTCGGCTCACTCCGCGGCTCCGGTTTCTGATCCGGCGGCTCCCCAGGCCCCGCCCCGTACGGCCCCGCCCGATTCCGCCACCGCCAGCTCTCCACGCCTTTCCCCGCCCACCGCAATCGCCGCCGAATCATCCGCGCCTGCCACGCCGCTTTCTTCTCCGCTTTCACTTTTTCCACGACCGCCCGAATCGCCACCACGTCCTCGGCCGTAAACACGCGTTGCTTGTTATGGCCCGCATGATTCCCCACGACGTACGCCTTCACGTACCGCGGCTCCGGCAACTCGCTCCGATGCTTGCCGATGAAAATCCGCATCTTGTACTCGCCCACCCCGCACAGCATCGCCAACGCGTCCGTCGTGAACAGGTTTTGGATCTCCCGCGGCAACCCCGGCTTACTCACCTCGGCTCCTCCGCTCGATCGCGTCCAGACTCGCGCGAATGCTCGCCCGACATTCCTCGAGCTCGTCCGCCGCAATCGGATCCAACGCCGCCCGCCGTTGCAGGTACGTCACGTGACACACCGCGCACCGCACCTCGCCGTCCTCGTCGAGCGTCACCGCGCTCCCCGTGCCGCACTCACGGCACCGCGCACTCGCCCCGGGCCCGCTCGCCCGCCACCCACAACTGCACGTCGCGTTCTCCAGCCGCTTCCCGCACTGCGGACACTCCACCCCGATCTCTGTCATCGCGTCCCCTCGCACGCCGGCGTCGATCATCGCCGGCGTCAACGCGCCGCGGCTCGCCACCACCCGCGTTTCAATCAGCACGATTTCTCCGGATGGGACCCACCGCGTCGCGACCCCGGGGGGTCGAAAACCGCGATCGATGTCGCCAGCTGCGCCGTCGTCTCCTCTCGCCTCGATGCTCGTCTCATCGCCTCGTCGCCTCTCTCTCGCATCGCCCGTGCACAGTACGCGACCCAACTTTACATAATGTCCCTTATCGGTTGTTTATTTGTCTAGACAATCACCCGTCTCCCTCGGGCGTTTCGCCAATCTGCGCCATGTACTCGGCGCACCGCGTGCGATTAAACAACGTCCGCGGGCGCACGAATTGCGCCATGCGCTCGTCTTTGCCCCAGTCATGCCACTTGCGCATCATCATCGTTTTGCATTGCTGAAACGACCATCCTTCGCGTAGTCTGGCGTCGATGAGCGATAAATTCTGGACGCTCGCAGGAAACGCGCGGCCGGTCCTCAGGTTCAAGAACGCGATGAGTTCGCGAGCCTCCTGGTACTCGAACGGTAGCGGGTGGCTGGTCGGTTCGCGCTCGGTTTCGGCCTCGTCGTCTTGCTCGAATCCGTCTCCGTTCTGAGCCTGTAACACTCCAATCTGGGAGGCCCCCCCCGGGGGGGCTACAGGGGGGATTTTCTTAGTCTCCTCTCCTCTCCTCTCTTCTCCTCTCTTCTTAGACCGTAACGAACGCATGCGTTCGGCGACGCTGCTATCCTCTTGATATTTAATCCAGTTTTGCCACGTTACGGTAAATCGACCGTTAACAGGATTTGAGCATCTGACATGCGGCAAACGCGCGCATGTTTCGTACAATTTCGCGACGTCAATACCCATCTGGCCAGCGAGCGCGACGTTGGCCAGGGAGATCGAGACGGACCCCCGCGTGCCATGGGTTTTGGTATGGCATCCCAGCACAGCCCAGGCCCAGCGATCCGGCACGGGTAAGGCGATGAGGTCGTCATCGGTGGGCGCCGTCGTCCAGAGCTTGAACCACTTTTGTTGGTCCGCCATTACAGGACCCCCGAAAAATCTTGTCCGACCCCTTGACAGAACCCAAGCGGTAGACTATAAGAGAGAGGTAGGACGGCATTGCAAGTGCCGAAACGAGAGAGAGGAGAAACGAGATGAGAGCAGGATCGGACGTCAACACGGGATACATTGGCCACCCACTGGCGACGCCAATCAATGGCGCCGTGCACGCGACCATCACGCAAACGCATGAGCAATACAACGCCTTGGCGGAGATCCAATGACGAAGAATCCTCACGCCGTGGCCCTCGGCCGTCTCGGGGGCCTGGCGAAGTCGGCGGCGAAGACGGCGACCGCGCAAGCGAACGGGCAGAAAGGGGGGCGCCCGCGGAAGCAAGGGGCGGTATCCGCGCGCACGCGGGCGAGGCGGCGGGCGGAGCGGCGGGATGACTAACCGCATCATCGAGACCTATGCCACCTGGCCGGAAGCGCGCGAGCGGATGGCCAAGCTGCGCGAAGGTGGTTTGCACGCGCAAGCGACCGACCAAGGCGAGCATATCGCGCTCATCATCGACGGCGGTAAGCGGGGCCGGGACGTCGCCAAGGTGCTGCGCCAGCTGCCCGCGCGGGGGCGGTGAATGCCGCAACCGCTCGTCAGCAACCGTGAGCTCATCAGTTTCGTGCTCGGCGTGGTCTTGGGGTGGCTGCTGTTTCACTAGCCGCGCGCGCGCGCGGGGGGGGCGATAAACCGCCACGGGGTTTATCGCCCCTCGTTTACGTGCGGCAGTTTCAAGCCCTTACGATCGGCGAAGACCTGCGCATGGCCGGGGCACCGAAACTCCTCGCGGCGGCGCTCGCGGCCATCGGTCACGACCCGCAGCCCGATCACGTAGCGGGCGCGCAACGGGCAGGCGCGCACCGAGCACGGCGGGCGCATGTCGGCGTCCGGGCTCACGAGCGGCCGGACGGTGGCCTGCGAGGGCTCGGGCAGGCGCCTCACGGCCCGCGCCCGATGATATAGCCGCTGATCCAGGCGGCCACGAGCGACAGCAGGATCGCCCACTCGGCGCTCATCGTTTCAACGCGGCCACTTGCTCGGACGTCACCGCCTGCTCGATCCGGACGACCACGCAGACGCCGGTGGTATGCGTGACCAGCAGCGCCTCATCGTGCAAACGCTCGACGCGCAGGCACACGGGCAAGTCCTGTCGGCCGAGGTATCGCTCCAACAGATCCAGGATGAGCGGTTGCAGCTGCGCGCCTTGCTTGGCTCGATTCATCACAACCACCACGGCTTGAAGGTTTCGATGTACGCGAGCGCCTCGGCCTTGAGCTCGAGTAAACGCGCCCACGCCTCGGGGTCCAGGGGCGGGGCGGGGGGCGGCGGGGGCGCGAAGCTCTCGATGTGGGTGAGCGCGGCCGCGCCGGCGAGCTGGCGCCGATGGACGGCGCGCTGCTCGGCCTCGGTCGCGGGGGGCCACGTCATACCAGCGCCGCCTTGATGTCCTTCAGGGTGTCGAACATCCGTTGCAGGTCGGCGGCCTCATACCCCTCGCCCCGATGCTGCTCAAGAATCCGCACGGCGACGACCAGCGCGTACATCGCCCGGCCCTCACGTCTCAGTTGAACGTTCAGCTGTTGGAGCATGCGGATCTTCGCCCGCAGAATCCGGGACGAGACCGACTCGGGGCCGCGAGTCTTCGTCCGCGCTCTCTTCAATGCTTCTCCAGCTCGCGCTCGCGCTCGGCGCGCCACTGCGCGACGCCGGCGGCATCACCGAGGAAGAGGGCGAGCCGGCGCAGATCCTCGACGCTGGCCTTGTTCATCGGCTGGCCATGCAGATAGTCCTTGGTCAATACCAGCCGTTCCTCGGTCGTCAGCTTCAGCCGGTCAGCCATGCGCGCGATGGTGGCGAGATCGACGTCGGCCTGCGGCTCAGGCTCGCCGCGCTCGACGGCGCCGCGCCGCTCTCGAGCCACCTCGTTTACACGCGCCTCGCTCTCCTCGGGATCGACGTCCTCGCCTTCGGGCACGATGCCGAGCATGCCCATCAGGGAGAGCCGCTGGGCGAAGCTCGTCGCCGCGGAGACCACCTGACCGGGGCTCAGGCGGCCCTCGGTGCGGTAGGGGATCGTCGTCGGCTCGGGCGCTTCTTCCCAATGCCCGCCGTCATGCGTGATACGGCAGTGAACGGCGACGCTGGCCGGGCCCGACGGCTTCGCCTGTCGCCAGGACGGCGAGAGCCCGAGGTCATTGAGGATCGGCCGGATGACCGCCATGACGTCGTTGAGCGGCGCGTAGGTAAACGAGAAGCGGTCCCCGATCGCCGCCGTCGCGGTCTTTTTGATCGGCGGGCAGCGACGCTGAAACTCGACGATCGCGCGGTTGTAGGCTTGGCGCGCGCTCCATGCCTGCGCGCGCTCGGCCAGCGCCATCACGCGCTCGAGCACCTCGATGTTGGCGTTGCTCTCGACCGCCTTGGCCATGAGCGCCTGCGGATCGAGACGCGCGAGGGCCTGCGTCTCCGGTTTCTCGATGACCACCTGGGCGCGCGAGCGGCGCGGTTCTTTCTCGTCAGTCATTCGCCCCCCCTTTGAATTCGCCGCACCAATCAATGTCAGGATCAACCATCGGCCACGTACCCGTGGTGTGGTCTTGTTGGGCTGGTATCACTGGCGGATTGCGACGACACCAACCCAACTTATCCTCGTCGCCACTATCGAAGAATCGGCAGTCGCCGCAGTGGAGCACTAGTCCCTTTCTTCAGCGCCGTCGCGCACGACTCGTGCGAGCGCGCGAATGTGGTTGGTGAGTTGGCGCTCGGCGTCGGCCATGTCTTTTCGCAGTTCGTTGTGGTGCTCTTTCATCTCCTCGAGCTCGCAGATGCGCCGGCCGAGCAGGCGGCTTTTGTCCTGCAGTTCCTCGTCCGACAGCGGGATCAGCGGGCGCTGGTAGTAGCCTTCGCTCATAGCGTCCTCCGTAGATGCCGCGCCACCGATCGAGGCGGCGCTGGTTGATGACGTGCTGCGCCCAGGCCGAGCGGCCGCGCGACTGCTTGGGCTTGGTCATAGTTGGAGCAGCCGCTGCTGAAACCATCGCCGCAGATCCGAGACACCATCGCCGCCATGCCGGTTGCGGAACGCGAGATAGGTTCCATCGGCGGACTGGCACCCGATGAGTGCGGCGTACCGCAATCGACGCTCGCTGTTCACGCGCCCCATGTGGGTCCAGACCCCACGGCGGCGCGCCTCCATGACGAGACGGCGCGCAGCGGGACCGAGCTTCCAGTGTGTCGTCCCGCCGACGAAGACCGCGTCGAGCTCGTCCCACGGGATGGCGTCGGGCTCGGCACCATCCTGCAGCACATAGGCGGCGCGATAGCCGAGGGCCCGGAGTCTGGGCAGCACCGGGCGCGAGCGCTCGAGGGTCGCGACTGAGTCTGGGTAGACATCCGGGGCCGTGGCGAAAAGGCAGCGCTCTCGGGGGGCGCGATCCAGCCACGCATAGAAGCCTGCGAGGTCGAATGCCTGACCTTGGGCAAAGCACCCGTTGTCGGCCGCCCACGGCAGATCACTGAGCCGTTGCAGATACGCGAGCGTGCCCGGCTGCACCATGACGCCCACGCCTAATTCTCGGAGCGCCGGTGCCTGCGACCGTCGAAACGCGCCCGTCAGGTAAATCATCGGACCCCGATGACCTTGTGGTACTGCAGCGACAGCCGCCATTTCGGGTTGCGCTTGCACTCCTCGACCGCCGCGTGCGTGCTGCCGACATAGCCGTCCATGGGCGAGAGCAGGTAGTGATCGAAGGCCCACTCGGCCAGCTGCGTGAGACTCCACGGCTGCGGCCAGACGACCTTGAGCTCATGCCCCCACCGCTGGACGACCTTGGAGCCCCACTTCGGACTGACGGTGATCCAGTCGATCCCCGAGGGCGCGGCCCGGGTGCCGTTCGTCTCCATCGCGATCTCGATGCCGAGGGCGTGCAGTTCGGTGGTCAGCGCATCGGTGACTTGCAGCGTGGGCTCACCACCAGTGAGCACGACGAAGGGGCGACCACCTCCGGGCCAACGATCACGAATAGAGATCGCGAGTCGCGCGGCATCGGGGTAGGCGTCGCCGCCGATGAAATCGGTGTCGCAGAATTGGCAGACCGCCTTCGCGCGATCCTCCTCGTGCCCACTCCAGAGGTTGCAGCCCGAGAAGCGGCAGAAGACGGCAGGACGGCCGGCGTTGATGCCCTCGCCTTGGATCGTATAGAAGAGCTCCTTGACGCGAAACTGCGTGAAGTGCGACTTCACTTACACACCCGCTGCACACTTTTGCGGTGTAAGTAGTTGATATTACAGTACAACCTATCCTGGTTCACACTACGGTTCTGGCCACATGAAGTCTGGGAAATCACGGAGATAGCTCCTCATTCCCCCTGATGTCTGCACACATTTGTGCACACAGGGCCTGTGTGCAGTGCTATCCTCATGCGTGATGGAGGAGCAATCGTCATGAGCAAAGATCCCCGCAAAGGACTGAGTGCCGGGCGAGGTATTCGCGTGATCCGCAATCGCAAGACCGGGCGCGTCGGCTATCGCGTCCAAGTGATGGTCAACGGCCGGCGCGCCCAGCGCATGTGCGAGACCTACGAGCAGGCGGCCGCGCTGCGCACGGAGTGGCTCACGGGGGGCGTGCCCGAGCCGCCGAAGCCGACGGGCGGCGCGCCAGTCCCGCCACCACCTGCGGAGCCCGCGGACGACGAGCTCGCCACCGCGCCCCCCTCGCAGGAGTCCGATGATGCGTCCACGCATACCGTCGAGGATGCCGTGCGCTGGTACCAAGGCGATCTCAAGTTGCGGGACCGCAGCGCGCTCGGCGTCTACCAGATCGAGAAGTGGCTGACGTGGAATGGGACGCACGACCCGATCGTGCAGCGGCTGCTCGCGACGCCGCTGGCCCACTTGGACGCGACGGCGATCTTGGAGTACCTGCACGATCGCGAGACGGTGAGCCGCACGAAGAGCGGGGAGCGCTTCAAGCGCACCTCGATCCTGCGCGAGTACCGGATGCTGCACACCGCGATCAAACACTTTCGCAAGGATCTCGAGTGGCCCAACATGCGTGGCAAGCGCGGCTGGGTGGAGGGCTCGTCGCTCCCGCGCGAGCCCCTGACTGCGGAGCAAAAGAAGCGGCTGCTGCTGGCGCTGGAGGAACCGTACCGCACGGCGGCGCAGCTGGCGATGCTGCTCAATCCGCGGCGCGGCAGCTTCGCGAAGATGGAGCAGCGCCACTGCCGGCTCGATCAGGCGCAGCCGGTCCTGATCCTGCCCGAGACCAAGACCGCCGCGATGGAAGTCGTCGCGCTGTCGCAGCCAGCCGTGGATCTGCTGCGCGCGCAGATCGCGCGGCACCCAGGCAGCCGCTGGGTGTTCCCCAGCCGGTACAAGCAGGGCGCAATGGCGATCAGCGGGGGCCAGTTCTACGTGAAGGTGAAGCGCGCGGCGCGCGCCATCGGGCGGCCCGATTTTGTCTTCCACGGCTTCCGCCATCAGTTCGCCTCCGACCTACTCGAGCGCGGCTACTCCATCGATCAGATCGCCAAGGCGGGCCGCTGGGGGCGCGCCGTGAAGCTGTACGCGCATCAGTCCGACGACGTCATGCGCGCCATGCAGCTGGACCTGGTAGGCGCTCATGCCGGGCGGCCCGGTCGGCGCGGCCGCTCGGGCAGGGCCTGAGGCGGTCGCCCGATTTGTTCCCGCACGCGCGCGAACGCGGTGACCGTCTCCCGGTACTCGATCCAGAGCGGATGGTCCTTGCCGTCGGCGGGCAGTTGCCGCTCGAGCTCGTGCATCCGGACGGCCAGCCAGCGCTCGGCGCGACGCAGCGGACTCAGCAGATCACTCATGACTTGTTCCCAGCGTGGCGCGCCGCGCGCGCGTCCCGCTTGTCGAGCACCATCAGCCCAAGCAGCATCAGCCCGCCGCCGAGCACGCCGAGCGCCACCGTGACGCCGACCCCGTAGGCATGCGCCAGCCCCACCCCGAGGGCGATCGGCGGCACCACGAGCATCGTGTACCCGAGGACGCTCAGGGTGCCCGTCATCCCGCCCGCCGTTGCGCCAGCAGGGCCCGGATCTCCCACACGCGCCGCGCGTTGCGCCGGATCACCGCGTGATTCTCCTCGCAGTGCTGGCGCACCACCAGATCCCACTCGGCCACGACCCACTCCGAGCACGACTGCGGATGCGGCACGATCGGGACGTCGCGGTCACTCATTGGCCTTCTCCGTGAGGTAAACGGCTTCGCGTCCGAGCTGGCGGGCTCCAGGCACAGAATGCAGCGCCGCACGTCACTCATGGCTCGGGCTTCCGCGTGGGCCGCAATGCCCGCAGCGACTCATCCAGCAGCGCCTGGAGCGCCCGCCGATCGGATTGCGAGATGCGGATCATCAGCGCGCGCGCCAAACGCTCCAGCGCCTGGATCGACGTCACGCGACCGCGCAGCACCTGCGACACGAGGGACTGCGTGGCGCCGACACTCTGGGCCAGCGTCTGCTGGCTGATGCCCTCGTACTCCACGAGCAACTCGCGGATGCCCGCGCGAAACTGATCGTAGGCTTTCCGCTGGGGCGGGGTCAGCTGCTGGCGCATGACCATGGTGTCCATGGCCGACACGGTGCCCTACCATCCCCCCTGATAGGAAGCTGCGAAAAAATATTAATGGACATGGCGTAACCTCGCGATTCTTTGGTCTTAGTTGTGGCCGAGGTTATAGAGATTGGCAGGAAGCGGCCTTGACGCCTCACGCGTCCTGTCTCGCTAGGCCCGGCATACGGGATTACGGGTCACGCGTCAACTCGGGTCTTTCCCTGCTGAATCGGTCAATGGCGCGCGCCTGTCGCACCGCGCCCGGCATCGGCCTATACTCGGCTTTATGGAAATAGAGTTGACACGGGTTCCCGTATAATCTATGCCTAACGGTGTCGGCCGTCAGTCTCGCGTACCGGAGGGCAAAGTGAAGGTAACTGTGAATCTGGAAGCTGAGCTGGTGAAGCGGGCGAAGATTGCCGCGATTGAGCGGGCCATGACGCTGCAGGCGATCGTCGAGGAAGGGTTGCGGGCGGTGCTCGGGCGGAAAGCCCCGAACAAAAGCAAAAGCTGATGGCTCTAGACGGGCTCTAGAGCCGCGAGGCGGACCGACGACGGGCATTGGAACCCGCCGCCGGCCCTAACCACCTACTAGCCCTACAAGGGAGGGTGTTCGATGGCTGAGACCAATCTTACTTGTTCAAACGCGATAACCGAAAAAAGGCAGGCCGTGCGCGACGCGGGGCGGCAGATCGCGCGCATCGAGCGGATCATGGAGCGCCTCGCCCCCGTCGATCGGGAGGGGATTCGCGGCTTCGTGGAGCAGATCAACGCCGCGCTGGAATCGCTCACGCCCGCCGAGCGGATGTCGGCCTTAGACTGTGCCCGGGCCGAGCGCGAGGCCGGCCAATGAGCGCGCGGCTGACGCGCCGCCAGTTCGCGGCGACCTCACTGGCCGCCGCCGGGCTCACGATCGTGCCCGCCGAGTTCCGCGCGGTCGGCGCCGCGAACCTTCTCCATCCTCGCCGCAAGATCATTCGCACGGTCAAGAGCGTGCGGCGACTGGCGCAATACCTCGGCATCCCGCTGGAAGATGTGAATCGGGTGGTGCGGGCCAAGCAATTCCGCAAGCCGCCGTTTCCGGACGCTGTGCGCTATGCCGAGATTCGGCCGTGGACCTTCTCCATCTTCCACCACAACACGCTCCAGCGGCGCATTGCGCAGATTGACTTCCTGTATCGGACGTTGGCCGGCCGGAAGCCGACGGCCGACGAGGCGGTGCGGGCGCTCTACTTCCTGCTCGACACGAGTCCGGCGCCGACGTCGCGCCGCGCCTGGTTGCGTCGGTCGACGGCGCACGCACAAGACCTCGACACCGGCGGCGGCAGCGGCACTGACGCGGACCTGGATCTCGGCACGCTCGTCAACACGCACGTCATCACCGAGGTCGGCAACATCGCGTTTAACCC